ATTTTGCGTCACCCGGTTTAATCGAATTAAAATTTTTTATTTCTTTTGCCAATCTTTTTGATTGCATTGTTATTTTTTTGTTTAGGGCAGCCATTTCTACAATCAACCTTTAATATTATTTATCTTTGTATTATAATATATTTATTTAATAAATCAATTTTTTAATACTAATGTTGTTCCATTTGCAACACAATCTTCCTGAGGTACTTTCATTGCATTAATTTTTCACACGATAATCAACGAATATTTTAGCAATTTAGTCTTTTTCTTCCGTAACATTCATAATAACTTACCGCATGGATTTTAATTTAGAAAACATGAATTATTTATTTTACGGTTTATCATATATACATATGGACTATAAAGATAAATATATAAAATATAAAACAAAATATTTGGAATTAAAAAATGTGGACATAAATATTCAAACAGGTGGATATATAAATAAACATGTAATCAATGACAATTTAATAATACATATAGCTGGCACATCTGGTTCTGGAAAAACAACTTTAGGAGAAAAATTAAGTCTATATTTTAAAAATAATGTAATTATCGAAGATTTAGATTCATTTGGTAATCAATTTCAAAAAAAAAAACTGGATCGAATTATGATGATAAACAATTTGACAAAAAATACCAAAAATATATTGACGAATATGTTAAAATAAATAATAATAAGCCTATTATTTTTTGTTGGAGTAAATAATAATCCATGGAATAACAAAAAATTATACTATAAATTACATTCAACGCATAATTATTTTATTGACCTCGATATTGATACTATTTTTATTCAAAGATGTCAACGAGAAATAAGGCAGCATTTTTTATGAATTTAATAAAGATGTTATGTTTGATAACATTAAAAATAATCCAGATGAAGCATTAAGTGTATTGGATTTTCATATTAATAATTCTGACGGAAATTGTAATTATAATGGAATTAAAATATTGAACAATATGTGGAGAGAAGATCACAAAAAACAAAAATATATATTTGATACTAGAGAAAATATATATGAAAAAGTAAAAAACATTATTAAAAATAAATTGAACGATAAAAAAAGTACGCGAAATGAAAATAATTAAATGCAAAAATAGAAACCTAAAATATGCTTTGTCATCATTGAGCAATCCATATTATCAATTTTTTTTCCATAATAATGTAGTTTTATTTAAATGCCACGTAGGACAACCTTCAAATGATTTGCGTAATGACGTAACCATATCTATTGCCGTTAAAATAGGAATAGCACATATTTTATCAATATTATCGCGGCTGTTTAAAGGTCTATTTCCTCCGCACAAATTTATAGCGCGTAATACATTTTTTAAATCTCCATATAATATTCCATTTATACGTTGTTGTTTTGATTTATGTATGCATTGTTTCCATTTATTTTTTTTCATTTTTTTTGATGTCAATGCGCATAAATTATCAAGACACACGCCAATTGTTGTATGTGTTTTATTATATGACACTATTGTGTCACCAACATATCTTATAGATTTTGTGCAATTTAAATTTCCTATCTCTTCAATACATTCTCTTTGCAAAATATCAAAAGGCGTCTCATTTAAACTTTTTTTTTCTGCTCCAGAAAATCCTATTTGAATATCTCCACCTATTTTATTTTTATATCCAACACATACAATATAAATATTATCATCCATGTTATCATTATGTATATTTGTGAGCATTTGTAATAATCCGTCTGCATTATAATGTGACAATTTAAATTTTGTTAATTTATGATAACTATTAATTATGTCATTATTTGCATTATTATTTATTATGTTAAATTGAAAAATATTATGGGTTGCATCATTTAATTCCTCTTCTATTTTCATCCCAATGCTTTCTTTATATTTCCATTTATTTTGTTTATTATTTATTTTTTTCGATTTTTTGATACGTTTATGAATTACATCATTGCGTGTTGCATAAAATATATTTTGATTTATATAATTCCATATTTTATTTCTAAAATTTTTTAAAATAGTGGAACTATAATTTATTGCTGTATTTTTTGTCATTTTATCATTTTGTTGAAATAACATTATTTTATTTATTGTTTACATATCTTATTTATTGTTTACATATCTTATTTATTATTCAATAAATGATTTTTTGCATTAAAAATAAATTAATTTGTTTTGGCCATAAGTGACTTAAAATTTGCAGGAACATAATTTATAGACTTCAATACTTTTTTTGTCGATTCATTAAAAACCATCCAATGAATACCGTCATCGCATAATTTATAAGTTGGTGAATCATAACGCGTTTCATTATGTTTATACCATGCAATTGTTTTCTGTGCTTCTTCTTCAGAAATGCAAAATTTAGTCATATTTGATTTATGAATTATATCAAATGCAGCATTAATATTGATACCATAAGTTGCACACATACCTAACACAACATACATTATATCACCACATGCATCAATCACTTCAATAAAATCATCATTTTCACATGCTTCATGCAATTCTTTTACTTCTTCATCAATTAAAGATAACCGAAGTTCTCTTAGTTTATTGTTTTCTTTTAATAATTCTGGTTGAGGCATTTGATGTGTTGGTTGACCAAATAAATCCATAAATTCAACAACCTTATCATAATGTGTATCCTTTGACTCAAATGTTACTTTCGACATTTTTTTGAATGCTTTTTTTACGTCTAGTTCAGATTTTTCTTCTGGTTCAGTTTCGTTAAACAATTTCTTTGCTCCAATAATTATATCTTCATGTGTAACGTTCAATGAGTTGCATAATTCTTCATCCTTTGATTTAATTACATTTACTGCAGTAATATTTGTTGTCATTTCACTCATTTTGTTTACGTTTAATTATTATTTAGTTATTATTTTAATGCCTCGCCATATACAATAAAATATTCAATTTTTATCGTATTATTAAAGATTTGTCTAATTGAATTTGTGACGTTATTGCTTTTGTATACATATCATTTACCATTGCTTTATTATTTTTATACAAAGGATGCATGTTAAGCCAAGTAGAACATTGATACATTAACGTTGTCCATATAATAATTTTATAAGTTGTGTGAGACGGAGTTATTCCTATAAGATGTGTTACGTTTTTTAATTTTTTTTCACGATATATTTTTAATTTTTTTGTTGATTTTAATAATTTTACTATTTCTTCACAATTTTTTGACCACGGATTGACAATATTAAAAGTTATGACATCATTAAAATTATTTGCCAACGTAAAATCAACATTATTTATTACTCTGTCAAATAACGCATCTTTAATTTGTCGTCCGTTCAATAATTTTGCATTAAAATCAACGATAAAATTATATTTTATTAAAACGTCAACAACATTTTGTTTCAAATCATTAAAATATATTTTATGGTCTTCGTATATTTTTTCCCAATTTATGTCAGCACCATTATTTGTCGCCTCCATTTGAGCTTCATTCATTGTGTTAAAAGTAACCACGCTAAAACCCCTAAGTCTATCATCTGTCCAACCACCTGATAACAATTCATTTGACGGATCAAAATTGCGACATGGATAATTTAAAACTTGATACTCGTTATTTATTTTTCGAATACGATTCATATTATTTTATAATATCCAATGATAATAAAATAATAAAATTAAATTTATTTAATTAAACGTCTAAATTATGTGTAGCAATAATATTCTTTTTTTACATATTCGTCAAATAATGGATTAACTTCTTGTTCTTCCCATTTATTTGTTTTTCCACTCATATAAAATCTTTTTTTTGTTTTTGTTTCGTAATAACTTATTTCTGCATATGATTTATGTTTTATAATTATTATGCGCCATCTCCACTCTTTAGTACTTTCATTTCGTTTTATTATGTCAGGTTTTAAAAAATTATTGTCAGGTATTTCTAATTTTGACACATAATCAGTTGTATTTATTATATCATTTGCATCATTTGTATTTAATGACACATCGTTTGCGTTTAATTCGGTATCCAATTCATTTACCACGATCGACCCATGAGATTTTACAAAAATGTGTTTATTGTTAGATAATCTTTCCGCATTATTTTGTGACACATATTTTTTGCACAGCATATTATATTCATTGCATATATATATTGGCTAATTAAAACACAAATTATATTGCATTTATTTTTTTTTTATCCAATATATTCTCATTTACACTATTAAATCGTTCAGATGGTTTTATATTTAAATTTTCACGTGTTGTCCTAACGATTGTTATCCATTCTTGTGCCGCGTTTTTAAATACTTCATCAAATATTTTCATTTTTAAGCGAAATTTATTAAATGCATGCGTTTTGTCTATATTTTCAGACGACATATAATGTGGTGGCATACGTCTGCCTAAAATAAATGTTATTCTTTGCATTCCTGCTTTTATCAAAGGTTCGAAATTACTTTTTCCTATTTTAATTTTATGATGAAATATCATTTTTATCTGTTGGGGCAATTTACCGCACACTCCTAAATGATATTCTATTATTTCTTTATCATCATTATTTTCATAATTTAGCAATAACATAAATCCATTTATAATATCATTTATTAATTCAGTTAATAGTGGGTACATTACTTTTTGATAATCATTTTTTGGAATTGTTATTTTTTTTTTAATTTCGTCAATGCCAACCATAATTTGCCATAATGTGCTTGATGATAATCTATATTCTTCATCATATGGCACGGAATCAAATGATAATACTTTAGACATGTTTGTTTATATAAATAAAATCGTTACGCTTTATATAATTTATACAAAATATTAAATGTATAACTTATATTCTTTAAAAAAGTCTTTCATTTGTTGCATATTTTTGCCATGATAGTTATCGTCAAAACATCCTTCTATTATTTCAACAAATTCATCATCAAAATATTCACAACATTGATGCTGAACAAATCCATTTTCTTTTAAAATATCAATAAGTTTCACGATTTGCATTAATGGTGCCTCATGTTCAATATATGCAATCTCAACAAGAAGCGCCATTTCAAATTGTGCACTATCAGCCAAGTTAAAAACAATGGACGAATCGTCACGTAATTGCGATAACGTTTTTTTCATAAATATTTTTACGGCATCTCTATATTCAATTTGCATGTATAATTGTTCGTCTTCATCATGTTCTGCTTTTTGTTCAACAACTTTTGTTTTTTGTTCAACAACTTTTGTTTTTTGTTCAACAACTTTTGTTTTTTTCAATTCATTAAAATCATTGATATCAAATTTATCAATTTTATGCAAAAATCCAAACATGTCTAATATTCTATAATATGATTTCGAATTTTTTTTCTTGAATTCTGATGATTTAATTAACATTGAAAACGTATTTTCTATGCATTCGTCTATTTCACCAAGTGTTTCAACCATGCAACATATCGACCCGAATTGTTCTAATGCCATAAAACGTTCAGCTAACGCAATGTAATTTTTATGCTGACATGGCAAACGATTTACAATAAAAGATGATAGTACTGCAATACCCTCAACATTATTATATTCAGATGTTTTTAATTTACTGCCCTGGTCAATACCGCCAATATTATTTAACGTAAAGTCATATCCATTTTGAGCGTCTAAAATAACGTTAAATAATGTTTCATGAAATGCATTCATTGATGTCACTGCATCATATGGATGTTGTTGAAAAAATGGTGCAAAATCTTTTTGTTTGGTTGGGTCCATTTTTAACATTTTTTCACACAACATATATATATTTTTAACGTATGCAAAACCATCCATTACACCGTCTTCATGCGTTTTGACACAAATTTTTTGACATATTGCCACTTGTCTCAAAATGTGAAAACAAAGAATTTCACAAGATTTGGGACGTGATACCAAAAAATGGAATGCGCCATACATTTTATCAATATTTTTTTCAGTAAACATATTCATCATATACACAATATTTGATTTTATTTCTTCATCTGTTATGTTTATTACAATGCGTTCATATATATCAACATAGTATTGCTCAGTTAAGTCATTGTTTGAATTTAAGCTCTCATATAAACTTTCAAGAACCGTTTCTCCATAACTGTTGCGCGTCATTAAATTTTCGCCAAATGTTGAAATAATAAAGTCATACATTTTAATTGCATTTTTTGATTCCAGCGGTTTAATACCCTGTTTTACCCACGCCATCCAATTAAGCGGAGAACATATTTTTTTATTAAGTTTCGTTGCGAATTTTTCGTTAAATTTAATGATAAATTCATCATCCCACGTTGAAATAATTATACTAAATACTTCTGTTGACATATTTTCAGTAGTTTCATCGTTTTCACTGATATATTTATATATGTAATCAACGCGAACATCATCTGTCATTACACACTGTTGTTCGTTTTTATCGACATAATATTCGGACGCCATGATTTCATTAATTTTAAATAATATCATGTGCGGTTTAAGAGATTTCACTTTGCCTTTACCTTTGCCTTTGCTGTTACTATGTCCTTTACCGCCGTCATATCCTTTTCCACGATTATGTCCTTTACCGCTATCATATCCTTTTCCACGATTATGTCCTTTACCGCTATCATATCCTTTTCCACGATTATGTCCTTTACCGCCGTCATATCCTTTTCCGTTGTCATAATCTTTTCCACGATCATATCCTTTTCCGTTATTGTATCCTTTTCCGTTATTGTATCCTTTACCGTTATTGTATCCTTTACCGTCATTCTTTTTTTTATTTTTTTTAACGTTCATCGTCCATCCCTGTTCATCTGTTTCATTTCCTTGAAGACTATTATGAATTTCATACGATTGTCTCAACTCAACCTCATCAGTTCGTGATTCGTTGTTTGGAATATTAACTTTATGTCTCCACTCAACGTCATCAGAGCGTGATGCATTGTTTGGAATATTAACTTTTTGTGTCCGTTCATTTACATTTTTTTCCTCGTAACTTGATGAGACAGGAAACGAATTGCCAAATAGATCTTGAATTGAAGTCATCTTATTTGAGTTTTGTTATGCGTTGTACAATGATGTTGTTATTACTTCACATATAATCGCTACCTACTCTCAATAATTTTAATTTTCAATTTTTTATATTAAATGTTCATTAATATTACCGTTAGAGGTTAACCTTTGGTATTACCGTTAGAGGTTAACCTTTGGTATTACCGTTACCATTTAATATCTGACATATTGTGATATGCCGTGGTGGTTGATAAATAAAATTGCACTGTTTAATTTTTAATGTCATCATATAACAATATGGAACAAAATATGAACAAAGAAATATATGCTGAAATATCATATTTTGTAATTTTAGGACTAAAAAAAGATATAGAAAAAATAGCAAATAATAATGATAAATTAATAGCGGTGTCGGCAAAAGATACATTAAGTAAAACTATACTAAAAATAGAAAAAACAAAAAATGTTGATCTTGATATTGCAGAGTCAATCGAAACTATACAATGCAACATTTTAGCAAATAAATCAGAAAGTAAATATGATTTGCACATGTTGATGGCAATTATTGACAATACTATAACATTTCCAGTATTTGAATTATCAGAAGGTGATGAACCTAAAAAAATTGTATATAACGGGATGATGTCGACGTATAACATAAAATTTTCAAAAATAACAAAAAAACTTATCCGTCCGCTCACAATTGTTGGCGCAAATAATGACATACTTGTTATGATTACAAATATAATAACTATCGATATATAAATTATTTAATATTTTTATGAATTGAATAAAATAAATGTTTAGCGCTTCATATGTGGTGGTACGTAACTTGTAGATTTATTATTTTGTTGAGATGTCGCATCGGGTTGTGTTGATTTTCGGCACCAGCTTCCATTATCGACAGATTCAATGGGCTTAGAATTTGTAGATTGACGACGCCAACTATCACCATCATGTGGATCTGCCGATTTAAAACTTGCTGTCTGATGATTAGCTGCTTGATAATTAACTGCTTGATAATTAACTGCCTGATAATTATTACGTAACTCTGCTGGTTTAGAACTTGTTGTTCGGTGATTGGCTGCCTGATAATTATTACGTAACTCTGCCGGTTTAGAACTTCCTACTTTATGATTATCATGTGGTGTTGTTTTTTTTTCAAATTCCCAATTAATTTGAATTAATTTATCATCATCGCATACATTGTTAACTTTTTTAGTCCTAACTATAACGTCTTCTGTTATATTTTTTAGTTTGGCATCTTTTACTTCTTTTTTTTCGATATTTTTTTTATATTTTTCCAATAAAAATTCTTGTTCATCTTTTTTTTCTTGTTTCATTTCAATATCTGCCTCCATAAACATATTATTCATATTTTCTGCTTCAACTGTATTATTAAATTCTTGCGTTGTAACGTGTTTTACTATTTTATTCATTACTCCGTTGTCAATATATGCTATTGCCGAATAAGCAAGATTCCTTCTTCCAGCACGTCCGAGTGCCTGCACCAAAGTATTAACGCTGTGATGTTCTGCAAATACTGAGTCTATAAAAATATTCGTAAATGGATAATTTGCACCGGTACATATTGATTTATCAGAAAATACAACAACAAAATACCCTTCTTTCATTAATTTTGTAACCATCCCGCGATATGTATCCGTTAATCGTTTATCATGAGGATTATTTATACCTATCCTCATGTGCAATAATATTTTTAAGTCGTCTGAACAATCCAATTTGACTAAATCTTCTATTTTTAATATGGTTTGTATTTTTGGTGCGATGTATGTTCCGTCTTTTACAAACAATTTAAAATGTTCCGGTGAATTTAAAATATATTGGTTTGGAAGTGACGCTGTAGGTGTATTTTCACTTAATTCACGAAGTTTTTGCTCAGTGTCAATATTATTACTATCGTTGTCATTTTTACTTTTTGAAGTTTTTTTTTCTGTTTTTTCTAGAGCTTCACATTTTGCATTATGTGCTTGAATTTCTTTTATAATTTTATCTTCGATATGTTTATAGATAAATCCGTCTTCTATTAATTGTGCCTTAATTGGCTCAAATATTTTAAATACATATGTTGTTGGATCAGGATCAATTGCCAATGTTTGACCAACTAGTTTATGCGCATCAACTGTCATGATATTTTTAATGTCAACTTTATAATTATCATCTATGTTTATTCCACTGCAAATTATTTCAACAATTTTATCATCACATTGTGCAGCCAATATTTTTAATAATTTGATTACAAATTTACGCGCATTTGCCGGATTTAAACTCGTTATGCTACTAAAAATCTTATCAACGTCAGGTAAATTTTCTATTTTATTTGCCTTCATTTTGTCAAACAAATAAATTGCCATGTCATGTGTATACATTCTGCAAAATAAAGGAGACTCAGAAGTATTTTGTATGAGTTTTTCAATTTCAGCAACAGTTTTACAACCATTAAATAAAAATATTGACGACCCATCATATTTATTTTTCATCGACAATGAAATTGAAAATTCAGTGCCATTCAACTCAATTATTTTACCGTTCGAATATTTTTCATTATAATGATTTTTAAAATTTTCAAGTTGGTCAATTGATGGTGATGTTGCTGATGCAAATACAGATAATTTTGGTAATATGTTCATTATTTTTGCATTAAATTTCATCACTTCAGAATCACTTTTATCAGCATTTAATGTATGTTCATCGACAAAAACATTCACGTTTAATACATTTAATTGAAGCATTAATAATGTTGCTTCTGGTCCAGCAATAATATTTAATGGCAACTCATCACTACGACATGAGTTATGAGCTGTCCACATTACGTTCTTTACTTTTTTTCCAGAAGGATATTGAACTGTAAATGTGCTTAAAATTGTGGATTCATCAATTGCATCTAAGTCATCCACAAATGTAAATTTTCCGGTTGGTTTAGATTTTTTAGTCAGTCTTTCCAATTTCTTTGGTGCACGCATACATTTACCATTATGTAGTACATATATAATTTCTTCCTTAATAATGTCATGTGTTATATTTGCAATCACACACGGAGAACCCGTAAATATCGAACTATTGGCGGCAGAATATCTAACGTCATCAACGTTACAACAAAATAATGCCTGCATCGATTGATTACCATTTTGTCTCATCATATATGTAAAACGTGAAAACATACAAAACGATGTCGTTTTACCGCCACCAATTGATGTGTTATAAAATATACACGTCGGATTTGCATTAATTTTTAAATGTGGTTCAAGACACTCAAAAAATTTTTTCTGAGATTCATTAGGTTTTATATCCAATCCGGGCACCATATTATCCCAATCCGTAAAAAGAACTAAATGTGGTCTCTCATTAAACATATCTATGGCATTTACTTTAAACCGCGAACGCAAAAGATTTAATGCAGATTTAATTTGATTAACAAAAGTAAGCGAAACCGCTATTTGTTCTGTGGGTTTCATCGTATTTATTCCTTTTATTAATCTTTCTTCTCCGTCAGCAAGTTGTTGTTTTCTTGACACATGTGTTTTGCTCACCGTTATATTTGATTTTTCAGGAGATAATCTATTTATATATTTTTGCATTCCAGCAATGAGTTCCAACACATCACCATATTTTACACCTGATTCATATAGTTCAGGTGATAAATGCATTACATGATACGTTGCCATTAAAAAACCAATACCCTGCATTTCAATCGACCCAAATGACGAAGTAAATATTAAAAAATTCATGTTGAACTTTTTCTTTTTTTCAAGCGACTCAAAAAAAGTAATGAATATTTTTTCTATGTCAGTACTTATACCGCTCATCATATTTGCTAAACGTATTTCGTCTCCACTTTTTGACGATACTTTTCCTTTTTTTTGTCCTTTTTTTTTTCCAGATATTTTTTGTGTTTGTTCATTTTCACTAAAAAGCATACCGATTACATTTTCAATTAATTGAATTAATTTTTTTGAACCTTCTTTTTCATGTTTTACTTTGAGTTTTTGAATAATCATAGGTATCATACTATATTGTTCTTCACCAATGCATCGCAATAAATTTGTTTTTATTTCAGCTTTTGGTGCACTCGGATCAATGTTTATTAATGCGCGCATTACTTTTAATTCTCTATCAGACGGACGTATTTCGCAACTTACCCAATCATCTCCTGTTAATTTATCGTCTGCTGTATTTTTTTCTGATAATGTCCATGGATTTACACCAGAAGATGTTTCGCTCATTGTTTCCATATTATTTGTGTTGTTTAATCGTAACTATAATATATAACGTTTATGTTAATGTTATCAAAATATGCATATACATTAACATAATAATATTTCAATTTTTTTACGCAATATTATGATAATTTTTTATTTGCTCATCAAGTAAATAAAAAATATTTTTATACACTGCACACAAGCATATTATTTAATTTTTAGCGTGGTCAATCCGTTGTCAATTTTTAGTGTTTCAATTGTTGAACTAACTTTTTTTTTTATTATTTGGTAATTATTATCATTAACTATCATCTTTTTTAATAATGCTACTGTTCTGTCACGTATTGAACATACATCCCCATCTAAATTTTTACATTTTATATTATCATTCGAATCAGATTTTTTTATGGCTTCTTTCAGTGCATTAATACTAAATCGCGCTACACCTATCATTTCCATATACGATGGCTTTGAATATATATTGTCAGTTGATACATTCATTGCATTGTATGTGCGTGCACTGTTGCGTATAATTTCAAAATTTTTAGCAATATCATTAATGATAATTACGCTTTTTAATTTTTGAATAAAACATCTGTAATGATCATCGCCTTTTTTAATGGTCACATATTTTGCGTTTCTTAAATTATCATTTTCAATATCAACATAACAAGCACTTTCCTCATATGCTTCTCTTTTTGCAACTTTTATTAATACATTTTTACGAGGAATATCAGTATCAACATCATTTTCATTTAATCTGCCCCCTAATTCTTCAAATTCTCCCGTTTTGCGTGATTTAAATAACACAATGTTATCACCAATACTTTCGAATAACATTATTCCTGCTCCCGTAAATATTTTTCCATCTACATTTTGTTTTCCAAATTTTTGTTCAGGTTCATTTCCAAAGGGTGATATAATATTATTAAATGGCGTGAATACAAATGATGCATTATTTATACCGTTAATTACACTAAAAAATGGTAAACCTTGTGCTACAGGTATAACTGGTGCCACAACTGTTGGTGTAATAGGTGTAGGTGGTGATTGTATATTGTTCGTCATATTTAATGGGACAATGGTTGGATGACCTTTTGGTGATAATGGTATTTTGCTCATATTGTATGAACTTGCATCGCTGACATCAAGTGTGTGTAACAACGTGGAACCTGATGTTGGCGGCACTAAAGGTTGATCATACTTTGGTTGTTCTATTATTGGGACTGGTATTTGATATTGAAGGGATGTATTTGGTCGTGTTTGAGAATATCCAAACGGGATTTGCGTTTGAGAGTGTCCAATTCTTTGTTGAAGAGTAGATATAGGATATGATTGAAAAGGATACAAACCGCCATTTTGTACATAGTTGTTATAATTATCAATGCATTTCAGATGATATTTTTTCGTTGACATTAACTGAATATAATATGTGTGATAAAATAAAAAATTAATAAAATAATTTAACATTGAACGATATTTAAATCTAGCGACTCACAATTTTTTATTTCTTTTAAAATTTCATGAATGTCATCGTAACATAATTCTTCTTGCTCTTCCAACAAATTTGCAATTTTATTAAGTTCCGTTTTATATTCTTCAATTATTCTCTTTGTTGAAGACATGGCATATTTCATCAATTCGCTTATAAATATGTTTTTTTTTTCATCTGTTGGTTTTCCGTTATAATTTAATTGTTTGACCCTGCATTGTGTTATTAATACATCAATAAGGTTATCTATTTTTTGCATGTCGTCATGGCAACCAGATGATGTTTCACCAAATGTTACTTCTTCTGCTACACGACCTGCAAATAATACGCCAATATTATTCATTATGTCTGTTATCGTTAATATTTGTTTATCATTTGGTTCAGATTGTGAAAATCCAAGCGCAGATCGTCCACGTGGAACAATTGATACTTTTATAGGAGATGTAGTTGTTTCGAACAAATAACTCATCATAGCATGTCCCGCTTCGTGTATTGAAATTCGTTTTTTGTCCGCATCCGTTAATTTATATTGTCTCTCACGTTTTTCAACGCCAATCATTATGTCATCAATGCTTTCAATTAAATATTCCAACGTAACTCCATCACCATTAAATTCTTCGTATAATTTATTGTCTTCATCTGAAATTTTATGTTCTTCATTTAATTTTATAACATTTTCTTGACGAATTTTTTCATCAGGCTCATCATTTTCAGATGGTAAATATAGCATTTCTATTTTGCGCATTTGTTTGTTTACTTTTATTCCTTTTATTTCATTTATCTTATTTTTTTTTTCAGTGGAAACTGTTGATAACCATTTATAAATCCCCTGATTTACTATATTTTTAATGTCGGCACCTGTTAACCCTGCTGTTTTTTTTGCCATTATTTTTGTTATTTTAGTAAATTCTGAATTGACAATATCCGACAAATTATTAATTGCTTCATCTTTTGGTGATTTAGCTCGCAATTCATCTATTATTTTTTTATGTGGTTTATTTATTGCTTCATCTTTTTGACGTAATTTTTCAAATTGTGCATATTTTGGTTTATTTAGTTCTTCGTCAAGAGCCTCATCTTTTGGTTCATTAATCGCTTCATCTTTTGGTTCATTAATCGCTTCATCTTTTGGTTCATCTTTTAGTTCTTTATCTGCTTTGCATAATTCTTCAATTGCTTTATCAAGTATTGCTTCATCAAGTGCCTCATCTTTTAGTTCATTAATCGCTTCATCTTTTAGTTCATTAATCGCTTCATCTTTTAGTTCATCAAGTGCCTCATCTTTTAGTTCATTAATCGCTTCATCTTTTAGTTCATTAATCGCTTCATCTTTTAGTTCATTAATCGCTTCATCTTTTAGTTCATTAATCGCTTCATCTTTTAGTTCATTAATCGCTTCATCTTTTGGTTTATCATCTAGATTATTATTTTTATATTTTTTGCATAAATCGTGTAATTGAACACGCGATAAGTACAAATCAAACATTTGTTCGCGTTCTTTTGCATTTGGTTTATCGAAAATAATTTCTTTGTCAAAACGTCCAGAACGAACCAACGCATCATCAAGTGTTTCAACTCTATTCGTAGCGGCTATGATTAAAATATTATCACCTGAATTAAAACCATCCATTTCTGTTAACAATGTATTTAAGAGTGTATTTTCACCGTGACTGTTTACAGAAGATGATTTACGTTTCATACCAAACGTATCAATTTCGTCAATAAAAATTACGGCTGATTCTTTTTTTTTTGCATCCTCAAATAATTTTTTTAATTTTTTTGGTCCGGCACCAACAAGTGGTTCAATAAAATCTGTTCCGCACGTTGCATAAAATGTAGATTTACTTTGAGTTGCAAATGCTTTTGCTAACATAGTTTTCCCTACTCCTGGAGGTCCTGTAAATAAAAGTCCTCGCGGAATATTATATCCAACATCTATGTACATATCTCTATTTTTAATAAAATTTGTGTATTCTTTTAATTCTTTTTTAATCGGTTCCATACCTATTACGTCATCAAATTTCACATTTGTTATGGTTACTGGCATATTGTCACCAATGTTCATCATTTTATTATTTATTAATTTTTCCAAACTTGATACGTTATTATTATCAATAGTTAATGGTTGCTTCATAAATTTATATAATTTTATGAAACAACTTACAATATTAACCATAAAAAGTATCGATGTTGCATAAAATATTATGTCGTATGTTTTTTTTAAATAATTTGTTGAGTCCATATAATTTATTGTAAAATCGTCAACGTTTTTTTCTTTGCGCATGTTCTGTATACAGGATTCAAAAATATTCACATCTACAAAATTTATTTTTATTTTTGACGAATTATGGAAATAAAAATATCCCACCTTATTATCATTATCAATATCAACATGCGAAAAAATATTTTTGTCAGTTATTTGTTCAATAAAGTCCATCGAGTGTGATTCCGTAGTAAATATATTTACCAATTTAAATATATCGCTACATGATAAACCTAAAACAATATAATCAAATGCATTGTCAAATATATGCATAAATATGAGTTTTACATATAATATTATCATATGGAACATGTTTTTAGTTCCGCTGATAATATTCATAATATTTATTGATATATGCTGCTTTTATTTACTTTCTATTTATGATATCGCAAATAAATACACAAATTATTTCAATTTTTATGCACATATTTATATGATAATCACCGTCCGTAACAAATTAAAAATTATAAGTATAGTTATTAATAACATGACAAATACGTGTTACCTTTGTGACGACATTATTAATGTCGTCAACATGCCACAAACTTTTATATTGTTATGCAAACAATGTTTAAATACGTCATCATTATGCGTATCTTCATCATGCAAAAATTATTTTATGTTATCAAATACCGAAATGAAATCATTGCAACCAGTTTATACATTTAAGCAAATTAAAAATAATACACCTAAATTTTACCTTGAATCTCACGTGCTTAATTTATTATTGTCAAAAAATAAAAATGAACAAAATTTGAACACAATTTTAAATAAAAAAAGAGAAAAAATAATAACCAAAAAAAATAAAAAAACGCAAATAGAAGATATACGAAGAAATAAAATTAAATATGAATTCTTCATGAATAAACTCGAATATAATGAATTAGGTGATGTATATTCATATGTAACCATTGGAAAACCGTCAATAAAAGAAATAATACACGATAATATAATCAAATTAAACAAAGAAAACAATAAACGTATTAAATTATCTAAATATTTAGAAAATCATGGGATGACATATAACGAACACGATTTAGAACATGTCAAATATATAAAACAAAAAAATGATACAATAAAATTATCTCATTACAAACAAAAAAATACGCGCAATGAATTTATAGTATATTTATAAAAACAAAAATAATATGGAATCTTTATATAACAATGTCATCTAAAATAATAAATAATGATAATACCCTTATAATTTTTGATTGGGACGATACATTATTTCCAACAAAATGGTTTATCAAAAATAATATTGATTTAAATGAATCATATGATGCACAAAAATATGGCATGTATTTTAAAAATTTAGATAATGTTTTGTCTAAATTATTGCAAAAATGTTATGCATTAGGAAATGTCATCATAATAACAAATGCGATGCCCATATGGATAGAAACGTCCGTTAATATATTACCCAAAACAAAAAACACAATTAAAAATATAAAATTAATTTCTGCCAGAAAAAATTACCAATTTTCATGCAAAATGACAGAATGGAAAAAAATGGCTTTCGAAAAAGAAAATAATAAAAAATTTATAAATATTTTATCAATTGGTGACGCCCTTTATGAATATAATGCATTGATTAATTTACACAATAAATCAAATGACGTATTGCTAAAATCAGTTAAATTCGTAAACGACCCCTCTAACGATGTATTACTTGATCAACTTAATGTTTTAAATAATTCTATAAATAATATATGTAACACACCTAAACATTTTGACCTTAATTTTCAAACAAATTAATCCTTCCATTAAATTTCTATGTCAAATATATCATCATCTGAATTATTACACATTTTATGTTTAACTGTCGTGTTTTCTAATTCTTGTGTATTATCAAATGTATTACCGTCACGGTTAACCATATTGTCATTTAATTCGCATTGCATTGTGTTATCTTTCATGATACCATGTGAAAATGTATTAAATGAATATGCCGTGTTATCATTTAGCGCACATTTATATTCATACAACCACGTGTGATTTATTATGTCTGTGATTTTTGCACGTTCATTTATATTTTTATTAAGCATCGACTGCAATAATATAACACAATCTTTGCTCACCATATTTAAAGTAAATTTTGGAGTCATTATTTTTATCTTTTTTTCTAGTTTTTTTATTAGTTGTGTTATATTTGTGCACTGAGTAAACGGTCGTTCGCCATATAACATTTCATAAAAAATAATTCCTATTGACCATGTGTCTGTAAAATATCCATATTGTTTATTTTTAAATATTTCAGGAGCCATATATATTGGAGTGCCACATATGCCTTCACAATGTTCAATGTTATTTACGTCATCCATATTTTTTGAAAATCCAAAATCACATATTTTAATTGTTTTTTTATTATTTGTCAATAAAAGATTACTTGGCTTAATATCACAATGAATTATATTTTGATTGTGTAAATATGTTATTCCGTTCAATATTTGTTTCATATAATGTTTCACATAATGTTCTTTTACAGGTCTACCTAAAATTTTAGATAAGTCACCAGAATCACAATATTCCATCACAATATATGCATAATCTTCGTCCTCATACGTATCATAATATTTGACAACATTATCATTCCCAACGTCTTGTTTTATTTGTGTTATTCTATCAATCTCATTTTTTAACACCTTTATATTTTTTATTTTTTTTTTATCTATCACTTTTATAGCAACCATGCAATCAATTGATCCGCAATCATCACATTTTCCCAAATATACCATAGAATACGGACCACTTCCAAGAACTGCATTTTCAAATATATTGTATGAATTAATACCACAATTTAATATTTTTAGCATTGTACACTTATATATAAAAATATTTTATTTTTAAATTATATAAATACGATATATTATTGTGTCTATTAATTTATATTTTTGTATATGCCATCTTATATTAAAACATATTAATGGAACAAAATGAGAGACAACGTAAAGAAATAATGAGCAACAATAAATTATTGTGCAGTTATAAACAATTAGCAAATATTCCTATATTTCCTCCAACAAAATGTAAATACAATTCAGATCTTAAAATTTCTCAAAATTTAAATTTACCAACAGTACAAATTGTCAACAGTAGCTGCATATCTGTTGCGCATAATTTTATTCAAATGAATGACAAAACTATCAACCCCGTTATCGTTTCAACTATTAATCGAGATTTTTCTTCAGAAAATGCATTAACTCTTGAAAATATCAATGACAAAGATTTTGCGTTGAGAAGTAATTTTTATAAAATTATAGAAAAATATAATTCATTTCCGTTGTGTGAAGGTGATGTATTGCATATCAAAAATTTATTTATTTTTAGAGATGCACATTATCAAATTAACAATGGAGCATTTGGTATATCCACAATTGTCACATCGTTTATTGATAAACCAGAACTTATTGATGATAATATGACAACTGATAATTATTTTGACGTTTTACAAACAGTTGAAGCTATATTTCAATGTGCTTCTATTGCCGGTCACAATGTTTTGATTTTAAATGATGTCGGCGTAAAATATTACGACATACCCGTTTCCGACATTATTGAAATATTAAATATATGCATCTTGAGATACAGCGCATATTTTAAATCTATCGTCATCGCATTTTCAGCATCTAATTCAACGGATAGAAAAAATTTAGAAATAATGCAAAACGATATAATTAAAACACAAAATATTTTATATGAAAATGATGATCAAATGAACAATAATCAAATGAACAATAATCAAATGAACAATAATCAAATGAACAATAATCAAATGAACAATAATCAAATGAACAATAATCAAATGAACAATAATCAAATGAACAATAATC